TCAATAAAAACGGATACTGAAATTTAACGCTATTTAGGGTTGCAAGCCTATGTATTTTTCGCTGCAACTCTCTGCACTTTTTGCTTGCATAAAACAGCCGTACCGCTCAGCCTAATCTTCTGACCGACATAAATCCGGTTTGGATTGCTAATGTGATTGAGCTTGGCGAGTGCTGAGACGCTCGTGTGATACTTATGTGCGATACCCCCGAGCGTGTCCCCGTGGCGTACCGTGTAGGTACCAGAAGTACTAGACTTTGCAGCAGACTGGGATCCGGACAGTTTAAGGCGCTGCCCCGGAAAGATTAGGTCAGAGTGCAGGCCGTTCAACGATTTGATTGCGCTGATAGTGGTCCCATGGTCTCTGCTGATTTCCCAGAGTGTATCGCCTGATCTGACCGTGTAGGTCGAAGATCCGGAGGAAGGCTTCTTCGTCTCGGCCTTCGGCTGCTCCACCGGTTTCGCACCTGTCCTCAATTTGGTCAGCAGTGCGATATTTTGCGCTGCAGTGCCGTTATAGTCACTCGATTTGATTACAATGCCGTATTTAACCGCTAACTTTGTCCGGTTTGCAAAACTGGCATTGATCTTTTTTGACTTGAGATAGTTTACGAGACTGACACTACCGACTTTACCGACTTCCTTAGACGCCGAACCGATGTACTTTCCGGAATAATCAATGTTGACATCAAAATTGCCGTATCCCGGGAATGGCCGCTGACTGCTGCTCCACTGGTGCGCGCCGCGGTTATAGCCAGGATCGATCACCGTGTTGCCGTCGGTCGCATACCGCGCCAGCCACGGACGAAAATTGTTCAGCTGCGACGGGATCAGCTGATTCCCGTAGTAGTAAGCCCCGCTGTAAATGTCCGTGCGCGGATATCCGAGCTTGCGCATTTCGTCCAAAAAGGAATTGACATAGCTGGTCAGCGCCGACCGGTTATGCGTCAGATTCGGGTCCTCAATGTCGATGACTGCGTAACCATCACTTTTTTTGTTAAATCCGGCCGCTTGTAGGCTTTTGTCAAACCAACGTGCTTCGGACCTGGCGTCACTGGTGCTCGTTGTGCGCGCATAGTGATACACCGATACCCGGAGCCCAGCTGCGCGAGCATTTGCGATATTTACTGCAGCGGCCGGATCGCGATAATCGTTGCTCTCAGAGACTTTGACAACCACACCGTTGATATTGCCGCGCTTGGCTGTCTGATAAACAGATAAAGGTAAACCATGTGCAGCTTGGTAATGTGAAACGTCGATAAAATCGATCCTTCCGGCCGCTTCTGCTGGCAGACAAAAAGAAAGCGCCAGCGCGAACGCTGACGCAAGAGCGATAAGCTTTCTCAAGTTTCTCCGCCTCCTACTAATATGATATTTTCCCACTTTCGATTTCACCCCCTTTCAATTTATGTAAAATTAATGGCGCCCTCCGGGGCGCCTATTTACTGAATATATAGTTGACGACAATCGTCACCACACTGACAACGCCTCCAACAGTCACCGCTATTTTCCCGATCGCCTGCCATGTCCAGACGCGTACTTCCTGCTTCTTTTGTTGGATACCGCCGAGCATCGATAGCATTTGACTGTTTTGTTCGCGTAAGAACTTGTTATTTTCATCGTTCCTACTGTTCCCTTCTTTAATCTGATCGGACAGATCGCTTATCCGTTGCCGAATATCGCTCTGCCCGTCCTCCAGGCGATGAATCCGTGTTTCATGGTCCTCAATACGTTGTTCGATTTCCATCCCGCCACCCCACAATTTCCCATCTGTTTTAGTCAAAAATAAAAGAGCCCGAAGGCTCTGAATTAATTATTGAATTGCTGCGCAGTAGTGTCCTTATTAGTAATAGAACTCCAAGTTTGTTATCGGAGCATTTGGCCACTCGTCATTGGGATATATCGTCAACTTATCACCATTATTAATACCTTCAATAGTAGTCTCATAGACATAATCATCACCATTTTTTATTTCCATTGTACATACTCTTGGGTCGCTTCTAATAAATCCGAACTAATAGACATATCCATCTTTTTTAAATTCAACTGGCAATTGCAACATTTTAATAATAATCTTATTGCTCAAAGCACTCATATCCCTTATTGTTTTATACCTATAATATAAGACAAGTTAAGAAACTGCGTTGCTGAATCTTACTTAAATATAATCCTCACGACTTTATCGCTAACTCGTTTTATCACGCGATACCCCGTTCCATCCGCCGATTTAGTCGCGGTCCCGCCATCGGTTACCTTTGCAAACCCGTTGGCTTCACAGGTCCCATCGTCTCGGACAGCCAGAGCGCCGAGCATGCCGACGGGGCTCCATTCCGGGCGCTGACTGCGCGAGATATATTCCTGCGTCGGATCATAATCAGGATTAAGTTTCAGCCGGCCATTTTTTATGATCTGTCCGGTTTCGACCATGACCGGATTTCCGTTCGCATCTTTTACAACATTGCCATTTTCGTCAATTTTCTCGATGGCTTCCGGGACGTCTTCATAGATAAATCCGCCGAAGTCATCATGGAGGTACTTATTATACCAATCGTCGCCGCCATTGCCGATAACTACCGGGTTTCCGCTAGTAACGCCGAGAACATAATCTCTCGGCTCCGCAATTTTGATTTTATCTCCATCCAAACTCACAAAATATCCTCGGCGATCTTCTTTATCCGGGTTCTCGTCAACCCACTCAAAATACTCAGCATAGTCGGCTCCTGAAGTATTATAGGTCCCTCCATATGCTTGCCCGTCAAAAGCAATTCTGAAGGCATTATCCCGATTAGCATCACTTGTACCCATGCCAACGACAAAAGCATCGCCAACATTATTATCGTCAGTACCGCCGGAAACAGATGGTTTATTAAATTTCCCCGCAACAAACGAACTTTGATTTGTTGCGATAGTATGGCTTCCTGCGACAGAGGAAGCAGCCGCTCGTGCTACGTTTTTTATGTTCTGCGCGTGGGCGCCCTCACCAATTGCAACGTTTGCTATTCCCTCGGCATGTGCTCCGCTACTACTGCCATATTATTTGCACCTTCAGAAGAAGCGCCGTAATAATCGCCAGCACCGTAGGCTAGGCAGGTCCAAGATGAATCGGGTTTATCCGAAACAGTTACAGCATTATTATTAGAGTCAATGGACAATATAAAAGTAGATATCGGTCCTGCATAATCTCTTTTTATGCCAACCATCACTCCGGCGGACAATCCTGTCGTTTTTTCCAAAACAACCTTATTATTGTCCGGATCTACACTCTTAATTAAATAGGCCTGCCCTGGATAAGCCAAGTTGCTCGTTCCTGATGCAAAAGACATTCTACCGGCGCCATTATTATTACCGCAGACCATCGAGTCTTTATAAAAAGCTACATTATCCTTCGGATTATTGAAGATCAGTGAATTATAAACGACGTTGATGGTCCGTAATGACTCTAAAATAATATTTAAATTAAAACGATTACTCATCGGCTTTATCTTCGTATTCCAGCCATCATTTGTTTCAATGATCTGCGGATTATCAGAAGCCATAATCCCGAATACTTCATGACTATCTCCCGTCGTCCAAACGGCCCGCTTTGTTTGACGGCCATTGTAAAACGTCAGTATAAAATCATTACCGGTCCCTGACGACGGTATTTCGTAATCTACAAGTTTATATCCTACGAGTGAGGAATATAAACTTTTTATGGCCTCCGCAGTGGGCGTCGATGTGTATGAGCTATCAAAAATGCCAAACCAGTCTTCTACATCTGCACTTGACTCTTTTGTAGCTACGGCCTCATAAATAAATATTTTATCTACTCCGAAAGCTATACTCAACAAAATTGATCTTTTTATATATTTTAAACGATCATCTTCCGTGGTTACTGCCGTATTCCCGGATCCGTCCCATACTGGTACGGTAGAATATCCATGTTCTGTCACGTATATCGGCATATTATGTGTCAGATCAGATGCTAAAATACTTTTAAACGTGAGAAGAAATTGTCTATAAGATTCATCAGGGGCATCGGCGGTATAAAAATGGACGGATAGTGCGTCACAATATCGATCGATGCCATGTCTAAAGGCTTCATCAAACCACAAGTTTGCGCCGCCGGAGAAGGCCGGAGCGATTACTGTAGCATCAGGATCATGCTCTTTTATCACAGGATACACGGCCTGTAAAAGTTTGCAGTATTGCCATGCAGACCAGTTCCCCGTATTCGGCTCATTATATATTTCCCAAATGAGATGATGATCGTTAAAATGATCGACGATAGCAGCGGCAAAATTACTAAATGCTTCGCGCTGAGCGTCTGTGATAATGGTTTGACCGCCGACATTATTTAAATAATTTGGGTTATTATAGCCTAAAATGATCGTTGGCTGTATTCCCGCGGATATCATGGCGCTTACCGCGGGATCAATGCTAGAAAAGTCATATGCCCCTTTAGCTGATTCGATTGTAGACCAGGAGGCATCGATCCTGCCATATTTAAAGCCATATTCCACTAATTTACCTGCGAGATCTTCATCTAGGCTATGAAAACAAATGCCTAATAAGTTATCTATAGAACGATCAGTTTTTATGCTTGAAATCAGGTTACTCGTCTTCCTATCGCCTTCATCTAGCCTTTGCCCTATTGTTCCGTAGCTATCCCCGGTTTCGCTATTCGTCCGCCCCGCGACGATCTCTGCGGACGATGGATCCTTCAGTGTTATATTTACAATTTCATCATTAAACTGTTTTTTTAAAGCGTTATGCGCCTGATCCTTTGCCAAACTATCTTTTTCAATTGCATCCCAGTTTCTATCTTTCTGATTTCTCGCATTGCGATCCTGCATCGGACCCGGTTCACGATCAAGCCTTAATGTCATTAAACAGTCACTCCTTTCAGATCAGAGTTCCAACTAATGCCAGCTTTAATTCAGTATTAATTCGCCAAACATTTTTAGCAGAATCAAACACAACGTCATTTTCCTTCGCATCCACAGGCGCATCAGCTCCGGCTATTCCAGCTGTAGATAACCAGAAAACGTGCACGCCGGTCGGCGTATCTGCTCCGACATCGGCAGCGGTTAATTCGACAGCACCCGTTTTACCATTTACAGAAGTCACAGGCACGGATGGCAATTTACCATCTATATACTCGTCTATACCGTCCACTGCGTGCACATCGGTGCGCGGTTTAAAAACATTTCCGGTCGCGTCTTTCAAGCTTCGTATATCGGTCATACTGTCCCCTCCACATCGCCATAGCGCACGGCCACGGCATCAAGTGCTTTAACGGTTCGATTTACTGTACCAGATAGCTTTAATGCACTACCGGCGCTTTTTTGTGCGTTGCTGGCCGAGCGCGAAATTTGGCGTTGAATTTGCATCATGTCTTTTTGCGAATTTGAAAATGTGATCTGTGTTTTTTGTGCCGGATCAAACGGATATTTCTGCAGACCAACAACCGTAATATCCGCATCAAATCCGAGCAATGGGAAAATGAATAACCAAGTTTCACCTTCCAAAACGTCTTCGTCACCTTGATAATTCAACTGTGCATTGACGTCCGGATCTGGATGCAGCTGCGTTTCCGCATATATATCGAGATCTTCTTTGGTCGTATATTCCCCTTCATCATCGCGGACAGCTGAGCCAAAGCATTTTCCCCATGTGGCCAAGCTATCTGCATTCTGATGGATAAACGGATCAAAAATATAGCTACCATTATCGTTTTGCTTTGGAAAACACTTGACTGTATTGACCACAGTCGTTCGGTCGACCGAAATTTGCACATCATCCGTGTTATATAAATACCGGAACTGTTTCTCAACGGATTTTTTGAAGCTATCATCGGAAGCAATAATGAGATGCTTATTATCCGCCCAAAAATTCGCGGACCAGTTAGATGTAATCAAATTGATGCCGTCTTGGCCGGACCCATCTCCAACTCCAGTTAATGCCTTTTTCCCGAATGTTCCCTTAACTTCGAAATCGAATCCTTGATCATTGCCGTCAAAATACCAGTGCATAATATCAGTCGGGTCTACATTGACCGCCGTTGAACCGTTATCCTTTGTTTCATATTTCCAAACTTGCTTATTACACTCGAACATCACATGCGTTGCAGTGATATCCTTTTGAATTGTCTTACCCGACGTCTTATATACCGGCTGCTGGCAGATGTATTGTTGGCCGTCAAAAACAAGCGTAATGCCGGTCTGCAACAGATCGAACAGTTCGAAATTATATTGTGTGCGTGTGATGGTAAAAACAATCTGTCGTGTTTCGTTCTTCTGATACTGATAGTTAAAGCTGCTACGATCAAAATCAATCAGCGGTTCTTCGAGATCCTTTGTTTTGACTAATAAACGAGGTATCATTCGACCGCCGCCTTAGTGATACAAGAAATGGAACATCCATGAAATATCAATGTTCGTTACACCAGTGATTTCGATGTCATTCCATGCTTTTCTTTTCAAAGTGATAATGCCGTGGTTAGTTAGACGCCCACAGCGGTTATCATTCAAATAAGGGTAAATGCCGTTTAATAATAGCACATCGTCTTTCGTAACAGCCTGCTTCATTTGAAATACATCGCCAGTTGTCTTGTTCGTGACTGTCGGCGTTCCTTCGCAGGTCAAAGCAATCTGCAGCTCATGGTGCTGCATCGGATTAATGTCGATATCCGATGCATTATAAACTTTGAAGCTGCTCGTATTAAAAACGTAAGCAAGATCCCGCCCATTCGGCAAATGCATGCCATATTGCCAGAGACCCGCTTCATAAGTGAACATGTCCAATGTCGTCCCGATGGACTCACCAAACCCAGATAGTAAATCAAATACGATTGAAAATTGCATCGTGATAACGGCGATCCGGTTTGGATCGAACGGCTGGGCTCGCACACGATAACGGATCGCTGGATTCGCACTTGATCGAATGCAATAGGGATCGCGCTCGTAGAAGTACGACCAAATATCGCGACAAGCCAATTCAAAATCAGTCAAATCCTCCCCGGCAAAAAAGAAACGGGCTTCAATCGTCCGCGGACCGAATCCTGCATTGCCCGGATCAATTTCACCATCTACTCCCGGATTTGTTTGATAAGATGTAACCGGCTGCGGCGATTGCACTGTCAGGCCAAAAAAAGTCAAACCCTGAAGGCTTGGCTCATCCTTGATATTGACCCATGTTCCATTTTTATTGACATAAAGATCAGCCATTATGCATTACCACCTGTTGACTGATAATTACTCATGCTCCAGAGTGGACCGTTGGCTTTATTGACGCGTAGCGCTAAATCCCGATCATCAAATTTCTTGTTGACAACCACATTGATGAGCTGACCGATCAAGTCACGTTGTTGGCTATTGATAGCCGTCTGCTTTTCCAACGCAAACAACAGCTTTGATACTTCCTGCCCTTGCGGAGCAGATACAGACCGGCCACCATAGATGCCAAGTACCTGTGAAATCAGATCCAGCGTCCGATTCTTATTCGACTCGACCGGCAGCACAACCTCAGCCTTATTGTCCTCGGAAAGCTCAGCAAGGGTATGTGCTAGGTTCCATCCGCCTGTTTTATAGCCATGACCATGTCCAATGACGGCCAGCATGCCCTTCTTGCCATATCGGCTAATCGCATATCGCATGGCTGCCAACATGTCGTGAAATCCATTCCAGATATTTCCGAATCCTGGCATCTTGAAGGCATTGAACGTTGAACTGATTGTCTGCAGAAGTCCTTTTGCTAAGTCACCTTTTATCGAGTTGATATCCGTATAGTCGTGTTGCATTGCTCGCGGATTCCCGCCCGATTCAGTTGCAATTTGCCGCAACCAAGCATTGATATATTGTGCCGTGGTCGGCAATCCGGTCATCGCTAAGGCACGGATGACGTACGGTTTCCAACGCTGAACGCCGGGTCCGGAAGGTTCAGGACCGCCACCGAAGTCTTTTAACTTATCGCCAATGCCCTTGAAAAAGTCCTTCGGTAGCTGCACAGCCAGTCCATGAATTGCCGGCCAGTTATTCCATGCCTTTTGAAATCCGGAAAGCCCGACTTTATCCGATATCCAACTGATCAATTTCTTTGGTGAAGACAGCAAATCAACGGCCGACGAAACCCCATTTTGAACTTTGCTCCACAGGCCTGAGAAGAAATCGCCGATACCGGATGCATACCCTTTAATGCCTAATGTATTTAACAGGTCCACCGACTTGTGGTGCGGCAGGATTGAGGTCCCTTTCGGAAGCATACGCAGTTCCGGTCCTTCTTTACCAACCGGATAGATGCCCTTGCCCGGTGTATGTGCAAGCTCGAAGCCTTCCTCACCAGTGAGAGCTACCTCATCCTTACGAGTTCCTTTCGTTCCCCTTGCGTAGCCGGCCGGTTTCCACTTCGGAATATGCACGCTTTTTAAACCAATTTTGGAAAACACACCATTAAAGAATCCAGAAATACCATTAAGGACATGAGCGAAGCTGCCGACAAATTTATCCCAGCCGCTTAATACTTTGCCAGTCTCCCAGTCGACCTGGTCCTTGTGACCGTGTGCCTGCTTCTTTGCCTGATCGACAACTTTGCTATGCATTTCTCTTGCATGATCGATAGTTTTCTCTTTCTGCTTTTTAGCAGCATTGATCGTGTCATTTTTCTGCTTCTTAGCAGCGTTGACTACGTCGTCATATTGCTTTTTTGAAATTGTATGCTCAACATAGCGCTGATTATCGGCCCACTTCTTCGTCCCGTTGTATTGACTCTTTGCATGAGCGACTGTTTTGTTATATTGAGTCTTCGCTGCACTGATCGTCTGATCGCGCTGCTTTTTCGAGCTTCTAACGATTGCAGCCGCCTGCTGAGCTGAAAGTTTACTTGCGTGGTCCCGCAATTTACCAAGTATCGTCTGCTGCTGCTTTGCGCTTTTTGACATGGATTGCGAAGCATATTTATTCATCTGTCCTTGCAGCTTGTTTATCTTGTTTTTCTCATCGTTTGTAATTGATCGGTGGTGCTTCGCTGCATTTTTATAGATGTTCTCAATCTGGCTCTCGATGCTCCGGACTTTTTTCTCTTTCGACTTCGATGAATTTGTCGTGTCCTTCTCAATCTGATTTGCTTCTTTTTTGTTTGTCTTGCGCAAAGCCGACAATGCTTTTTCCGATTGTTTATCCATTCGTTGAAAATGTTTGACAATGTCATCGGCCATTTTTTTATACGGCTTGACAAGCCCCGGAATATCCTTCTTGCCGATGCGCTGCTGTGTGGCGACTAATTGCTGCAGCTTTTTTTGCGCTTGATCGGATAACCGAACATAACCGTTTAGTGCGTTCTTTGTTGCTTTATTAATACTGCTTCCCCAACTAATTGTCGTTTTTATCATGGGCTGAAAAAAGCCTTTGACACTTCTAACCGCCCCCCCGAAGCCATTCTTCAATGAAGAAGCTGACTGATTGACCCAATTTCGGAATGGTTTAAATTGATGATAAGCAGCAATTAAGCCGGTAGTCAGAGACGATAGTCCAAGCACCACCCAGCCGATCGGTCCGCCCATCGCTTCGAGGGCCATCGATGCACCGCCAACACCACCGGCCAACGCCCCAGCTCCGGCTCCACCTGTGATAGCAAATCTTGCAAAACTAAGAATATATTTTCCAGCATTTAAAATCTCTGGTAGGAACATGCTGATTAGACCAGTAACCATGCCCCATTTACCGCCGAAGGCCATAAGCCCTGCACCAGCAAGGTCAAGAATACCATGCAGGCCTTTGATCTTTCCTCCTGCCCGCGTTGCACCCACTCCGGCTGCATCCATCTGAGCACCGGCCGCTGATGTACTGATCCCAAGATCACGCGCTGACTTACTGCTGAGTGCGGCCGATGCGCGGAAACGAGCCATAAGCGAGATAAATGATTGCAGGCCTCGCATTGCACCGCCAATGCCCATTGCTATAAATCCAAATGCAGTCACAATACCAAGCACTGCAGCGACTACGGCTGCACCTATAGCAATTAAATGCTGCATCGGCTCAGGGAGAGAATTAAAACCATCTACAGCATGCTGAACTACAACCGTTAAAGCGCGGAGAGCAGGTGTTAAGGACTCGCCTAGAGTAATCGACGCAGTCTCCAATGATCCACGTAGTTGTTCCAGCGTCCCCTTAAAGTTGTCCAGTTTTTGCTTCGCAACATCAGCAGCTTTAATCTTGCTCATGGCATTTGCCATGTCAGTAATTCCTTTTGCACCGGCTTTATATAAGATGTTCCCGGCACGGATTGCGTCACTGCCGAACATCGTTTCCAAGGCTGCTTGGCGCTGTGCATCCGTCAATCCACTTAAAGATTTGCGAAGAATTTCTGAAATGTCTTTTAAATCCTTAAAATGACCATGAGCATCAACAAATTTATTACTGCCATCTTTTGTAATGATGCCTAATTTTTTAAATTCAGCTGCTTGCTTGTCCGTTTGCGGCTGCAAATTCATCAGCATCGTTTTCAGAGATGTACCCGCATCTGAACCCTTTAATCCTGCTTGTGCGAACGTAGCGAGTGCTGTGGTCGTATCCTTAAAAGTCCAGCCAACTCCGGAAGCAACAGCAGACACCATGCTTAAACCATATTTCAATTCGCCAACATCAGTCGCCGATGCATTCGCCGCACCGGCAAGAATATCGGCCGCTTGGGAAACGGAGATGTTGTCTTTTCGAAAAGCGTTCAATGCTGTTGAAGCAACCTCGGCAGCATCTTTTAGATCGAGTTCTCCGGCCGTCGCTAGGTTTAATGATCCATAAAGTGCGCCGTGCATAATGTCCGATGTCGAAACACCGGCTTTCTGCAACTCTCCGATCGCTTCAGCTGCCTCAGTCGCACTATAGACTGTCTTGCTGCCAGCCGTGATCGCTAGTTTCTCTAAGGCACTGCTATATTTCTTCACATCTTCCGGATTCATGACTGATTCGGCGTTGCTCATGGCTTGCTCGAAATCAGCGGCTTTCTTAACCGTATAGCCAAGGCCGCCACCGATTACGGCCGTGGCAACGCCGAAAGTCTGTGCAACCGCGCTGCCGGAGTCCTGCAGCTTCTGAAAGTGTTCTTTTGCCTCAGACAGCCGTGTATTCATTCGCCCCCAGAGCGTTGATTGGGCGCTAATCCGAGAATTTGCGGTTTGCAATGCGCGCTCAGTCTGCTGCATGCTTCCCTTTACTCGGCTAATTGCTCGATCAAGTTCTTTTGTTTCATTTGTATTCCGGCCGATCGACGAGACGGAATCATTATATTTCCGTTCGAGTGATAGGACCGTTTCCTGTTGAATCTGCATAACTCGAGTCAAATGTTCCTGCTTGGATCGCAGCTGATCCATATGACTGCCGGCGCCAAGTACGCCAGACGAAAGATTTTTATACCGGCTATTCTCTTCACCCAATCGTTTGCTCTGAATATCGACGACTTCGGAAAGCTTCTTTGTCTGCAGCTCGGCAATCCGTTGATCACTGGTCAGCTTTTTCAAGTTCGAGTTGCCGCCGAGCTGCTTGATTTGCCGATCAACATCTTTCAGCACCGGTTCAAAGGTTTTCAGATTCCGTTTTCCCTCATCGCTCAACGTGCCAAGCTTCGTTTTTGACGCCTGAACGGATTGCTGCAGCTGCTTCATGGATTGTTCGCTGACCCGGCCGGTCTCTTTGAGTTCAGTCTGGGCCTTAGCAATCGCTGCATTCAGATCTTTAAACTCACCTTGACTACCCGTCCGCTTAATTTCCGTTTGCAGTTTGGAGAGGGTGGAACCAAATTGCTTAAATGCTCGGTTCGCCTGCTGCGTTGATTCTTGGCTCGACTGGCCGATGCCTTGTAACGCCTTTCGAACCGATCGAATACCGGCTGTCATACTGCCGAATGTTGCCGTGAAATTCGCCCGAAGTTCTTCGATTGTAGCCATATTGGTTACCCTCCCTTCCGCTGCCGTGCCTTCATTTTTTTAAGTAGTTCAAAATTCCATTCATGTTTAACCTGTGGCTTGCCGACGTCATCCTTTGGGATCAGCGACTGACGGAACTTCTCCCGCTCATTCTGATCCGCGTAAGGCGACGCCAGGCATTGCCCAACGAAAGACAAATAGCGTTCGTAGGATTGCTCCTGAGCGCTTAGCTTGTCTTTTTCGTCTTCGAGTTCCAGATATTTAAAAAGCTCCATCATCGGCGTGCTCAATACTTCTGAGCGTCCGCCGAGGACTGGGGCCAGTCGATAGATGCATGCTTCTTTTAAGCTTGTGTCGTCGCTTTTTCGGTCTCTTTCGGCGCCGGAGCCAGCTTGTCCGCCAGAGCCTTGAGATTGATCCGGCTTCTGGTCAGCGCCAAGGACTTTTTTGCCCGTGCCACCAGTTTCTCAATATCGTTTTCGTTGATGACTGCATCGTAGATATCCATGATCGTCGGCAACATTTGAGAATGCAACTTCTCCGGTGCAATCTTGGACAGAACGCTGAGTAGTTTGACCGCTTTTTCCGGCATGCGAATAGCAAGCGTGTCAAACGAATTAATGATGTCGAGCAGAAATTCCTGATCAAGATTCTTCTTTGCTTCCTCGGCATCACCAGCACCAATGAAATCGAGCAAGCCGAGCAAGCCTTCATTGCCCTTTAGCTCTTTCAATATCTCGTTGATGACTTTCATCATGCCAATATACTGATCGAGTCGGATCTCTTCGATTTCGTGATTTTCAACCTTTACGTTGCCAGACTCGTCTTTAATTTTAAGTTGTATCGTTGTGGCCATGAATTTTTCCTCCATGATAATAAGAATGCGGGGTTGCCCCCACTAAGAAATAATTATCCAGCAGCCGTTATGGTGACCGCACAAGTCGCTGTCTTCGTTTCGTCACCATGAGCTTTTGCCGTAATTGTTGCGGTTCCTTCGGCTACGCCAGTAACTTTGCCAGAACCATCTACAGTTGCTTTTGTTTCATCGCTACTCGACCATTCGACGGCCTTATCGCTTGCATTCGACGGCGATATTGTTGCCGTCAATGTATCGTTAGCCCCGACAGCGATACTATCAGTCGTCTTATTCAATGTGATTCCAGTAACGGCAACTGAAGGCGTGAAGTGAACAGCCAATGAATCATCCCATGGGCTTTGCCCAGCAGCGTTCATCGCGGCGAATTCGATCGAGTATTCCGCACCATTTTCAAGGCCCGAGATCGTTCCCGTCAATTTTGTACCAACGTTCACCGGATCACCCCAGCCTGCATCGCTCGTTTTCTTTAAGCGATAAACATAGCCGGTGATCGGCGATCCACCATCGTCGTCCGGCGCAGTGATTGTATAATCCCCTTTGCCGTCTCCGGCCGTCACCGTCGCCGTCGGCTTGCCCGGGATAGTAGCTGTTGCTGCAGTCACGCTCGGATTATTCACCGATTCACTGGCGCCGTCGCGTGCGGAAACCGTTAATTGATATTCTGTACTCGGATCCAACCCATCGACGACTACTGATTTTTCGGTGATGTTATCTTTCATTACTTGTTCGGCACCGCTGTCGCTCGTCTTTTTACCGTACACGCGATAAACAATTGCCATGCTATTCCCCTCCTCATATTTCAATGACGAACGCCCCTATTCCCAGATCACTCCCAAGAGAGCTTTATACTATCTGCCGTCTCTTCAGAAGCGGTCAAGTTTTGGGGCGCGTTAGGGAGAGTTCGGATCGGTCGGGCCGATGTAGAAATAGTTGCCGATTTTGGTCGGATCGAAACCAACGCGCGGTAACATGTTCAGCGTCACAGTGCGGTTCGTCTGATTAGCGTCCCACTGTTTCGTGAAATCGCCGCTGCCAGCCACATTGTAAGCAGTGATGTCCAGTGAATGATCGTCCGCATCCAGCTGCCGCGGATGAATAATTGCCACTTTTCCCTTCGACCGCAATGATGTGCCGATTTTCGAATCAGTTAAGCCAACCGTTTCACCAGAATCCGCATCCGTAATCGGCTCCGTTCCTGCCAACGCTAGTTGCAAAACCTTCAAGTCTTCCTGCGCAGCGACGATCTGAACGTGACCTTGGTATCCGGACAGCCGTTGATCAATTGGCGACGATCCAAAGTCGATCACCGTGATATTTTCCCATTGTGGCTGCAGCTGAACTTCGCCGCCAGATGCCTGCAGTTCGCTAACGCCGTCAAACGCGATGGCATCGTCTCCCTCTCCGACCGTAACGGTGCACGGTCCAAATGGAATGCTTACGAGATTATCTTCTCCTGCCATTTAGGAAACCTCCCTTAATGTTGCTTGAAAATTAACGGACCACTGCATCAAGCCGGCATCGTCGACGCCGACCCGCAGTGGTTCGCTCAATGCTTGTAGAAAATAGAGATAATAATTTTTCTTCACTGTCTGCCCTTTAATCGCTTTACTGATTGTGATTTGCTGATCGTGCATCTTGTGGAAATGATCGAACACTTGCCGCGCCGCATATTCGACATAGGCCCAATCGGACGAACGAATGAATATCATATATTCCGGTCGGTGAAAGTTCGGGTCGTAGACGTCCAGCGTGCCGCTGCCTTCTGAATACACGGTGCCGGTATTATCGGCAGCCGTATAATTGTCGATTGTCCACGTTAAATCGGGCAGCAGCGGCTTGATCTCGGACATTAAAAAGCTCTGGATCACGGCTGATCATCGCCTCCCAGAGTGCGGTGTAATATTCGCTGATTCGTTTCGTGATACTCATTCTCCGTGGCATCGATGGCGTTCTGCAAATATTTACGTCCCGGTATCTTGTCACGCCAGTTTGGCTTACTGCGGGTAATCTGCCCACGACCATTGACATAATAATCCGGGAACTTTGCGCCGTTATCGTATTTTGGGAACGCCCCTTTGCGATACGGTTCTTCATGTCGACGGAGCGCATATTTAGAGTTCGACCCGACGGCCGTCTCGACTGAATTGCCACGTATCGATGCCTTCTCGGCTGTAATGCTCGCTTCCAAATCGCCGGTGTCATGCGGTGCCAACGCCTTCGCTCCCTCTTCCACGAGCAAACCATACTTGGTATAGCCGGCCAGCAGATTCTTTTTCAGATCGGCTTCCATATGATCGAATTTCTTTATCAGTTGATCAAGTCCATCCCACTTGATCTCGAAACCGTCACTCAATGTAAACCGTCCGGAAATAAACGCGATTGCCAGCCAGATTGATCGTATCGATCACCGAAATGATCGTCCCGGTCATTGACGGCAATTCCGGCGGATGGAACCGGGCGCCATCTCCTTCGGCGATCGTAATCTCTGGTGGTAAATCGACTTCAAGAATGCACTTATGCTGCTGACCGTCGCTGCCTTGGATGTATTTCGTTGACCGCTCAATCCGCGCTTTCTCAACCGGCACATCGTCCATGATCGGTTTGCCATAGTCATCGGTCAGGGGATTCCCGTTCTCGTCTAAATGCGGCCGCTGCAACGTCAGTACGCCATCGGCCAGCTTTACCATCGGCGGTCTCATATCAATCGCCCCACGCTTGCGCGACCACTGCCGATCAAGTCTAAAACCTCCGGGCAGATCGGCGAATAATCTTTCGCTTGACTGTTCTGCTCACCAAAGGTCACGGAAACGTCCTTTGCTTGCAGGTCAGTGATGCCATGGCGCCGATACTTCTCGAATTCTTCGTCTTCACCTTCAAGCATGTAATTGACCTGCAGTGCAACGGCCCGGTCAGTCAGCTGAGACTCACGGAAATAGTCTTTTAGCAACTCGGTCGCTTCAAAGACGATCGACTGTTTGCCGTCATCATCCAAGGCTTTATAGAGATCGGCAAAGTGCATTTTCTGTAGATAAGCATCCACGGAAGTAAAATCCATGATGATCACCTGCTTTCAGTCAGGCTTTCTTTGCGGTATTTGCAGCAGCTTTAGCGGCCGGCTGTGCGGTTGTCGATGCCATAGCAGCCTTCGCGGTGTCAGCCGGTGCCGCTGCCTTCTGATCAGTAGCTTTTACGGCGCTAGTCGGTTGATCAGCCGTCGTAGCTACAGCAGCTTTAGCGTTGCTTGTTGCCTGTGCCGCCTTTGAATTGGCTGCGGTCTGAGCAGTTGCCGACGCCGCCGATTTCGCCGTAGATTGTGCAGTAGTAGTGGCCGCCGGTGCCGCCTTACCGGTCAGCTTAGCAATCAGATTATCTTTATTCAGCGTTGAGAAACCGGCCACATTATTCGTCCGGGCAATCTCTTTCAACTGATCCAACGTCTTTTTCGATAGATTGTCCTTTGTCACGGCTTCCACTTTGCTGCCAAGTCGATCGGCTTGATCCGCCGTCAATGTCAACGTTTCGTTCGGCTCAATAAGCCGGCCTTTTTGTGTCAGATAGGCTTTAGCAAAATAAATCGGCATTGCTGTCACTCCCTAATTAAGATATGGGCAGCGGGTACTGCCCGGGTAAAGCACGGAATCTTTCCGACCACGTGTATATTCCCACCGATACACGAGCGGCCGCTGACCGTCTCCGGCAGCGCAAGTAACCCCTTATTCCCTAATTACTCCCAACTCAACTTAATCGAATGCGCTGTTGCGTCGGAAGCAACTAAGTTTTGGGGAGCATTAGGGATTCGGGTTCACATTCAGCTGTACGATCGACTGCGGCCGTTCGATGGCCGGAAATGCCGTTTCGCCGACAAAGACCGACTGAGACGGCGGGTTGGTCTGACGAATTTCAGTCACGACATAAATGCCCGGTTGGTAGTTTTTCTCGGCCGTCGGTCCAATCATCGTCTGGCCGAGGTTAGCACCGAGAAGCACGACCTTGTAGTCATCCAAGAGCGGTACCGTCGTCGTACCATTCAGATTAACGACATCATCATTGACCGTATAATCCGGCAGGCCAAGCGCGACGAAGGTATTGTGAAGATCCTGCTGCGTGAGCAGCCGCTTGTCCGTCGGATTGCCATAAACCTGATTTTTAATCTGTTCATTTTGCAGCAGCACCGCTTCCGTCGCACTGGTCATATGCATAATGGCCGGTTTCTGCCGATTGTTTGCGGCCTGGTACTGCTTCACGGCTGTGATGATATCGTCAAGCGGCGTCGCATCGGAAACACTCGTCCACGAAGACGTCGCAGTCAGTTTGTTTTCTGACGGGACGCCAAAGTCAACGTTGAGATGAAGCGGATTATTCGGATCGGTGCCGTCATCATAGACCAGCTTGCCATTATAAACTGCTTGAGCACGCATAAACTCAACAATATCCTGCACGCCATAAACAAGGCGATCGGTATTGTTGTAGATATACTCAATGGCCTGCTGAACCTCATCGTCAGAACGCGGCCGAGTAAATCGCAACAGTTCTTCCTCGTCCACACGGAAACCGTGCTGAACTTTCGCAAGCTCGCCGAAATGCTTAGCGATCTGTTGCTTGTCACGCAGCGGTGCTGCGGCGTTGAATGCAGTAATCGACGCAGCCTGTGCGTAAACGCCATTGATCACGTTCCAAGAAAATTTAATATCACTGATTTGTTTCTCCGGAAGAAACGGGGCTAATAGATACTGCCGCGCCGGCGGCACGTTCTCGACATAGCCCTGAAATTCCGGTTGCTGAAATTCATCAAGTTCAAGTAATGTCGGCATTTAAATCATCCTTTCCCTTCATTTTTCAATCAGATATCGAATACGAGACGGCCTTGCGTCGCCGTCTTGAACGCAGCATTGACACCGGTGCAACGGTCTTCACGTGGATGGCCGGCTACCAGTACGCCGACGATCGGGTTCTGGCCGTCCAGAATCTTCACGTCATGCATCACTAATCCGGCACCCGTCTGCGTTGCTGCTGTCGGCGTGTCGCCATCGGTCACCCATTTGTGATACAAGCCATCAGAGCCCATAAAGACCGCAGTGCCTGCTTTGACGATATCGCCGGCCGTAAAGTCACCGGCGTCCAGCGTACCGCCGCTTGTCGCTACTTCGATACCCTGCATGTTCCGCAGAAATTCCGTCTGTCCAACGATTGTTTCGCTATACGGTTGTAAGTTCATTGATTACCCCTCCTTCTTCGGATGCCGAGCAAGTGCGCGGGCCTTGCCGGCTTCATATCCGCCATGCTTCGGTTTCTTATTACCGCGCTGCCGGGATCCCGGACGATAAGCCGAACGCTGATGCTTTGTTCTCGACCGCTCTTCTTCGTCATCATCTTCGTCGTCATTGTCTTCCGGTTCAGCAAACAGTTCCGGGAAATCCGCCTTGATGTCGTCAAAGGCTTCCTCCAGATCGTCCTCGTCGACTTCACCGTCTTCGTTGAGTTCGAGAGCGTCCAAGTCAACCAGTCGAGCAATCAGTTTCGGATTCTGGCCTTGGTCGGCCGCATATTCTTTCACAGCCAGCCGTTTCGCCTTGCGATCCAACTTTTCCTGCCGCTTGGCGATCTTCGCCGCGGCGTCGGCCGCATCATCCTTGTCCTGATCCTCCTGTTGTTGTTTCTCCTGTTCCTTCGCCAGCAGTTCGCGAGCCTTCTTGAGATCAACGCCCTTCAACCGTTTATCAAACTTGCTCTTGAACAGCTGGTTGAACTGCTTTTTGAGTTTCGGATCATCTTTGAGCATTTGCGAGAGCTCCGGTTCTTGATCCGGTTCATCGTCGTCTCCACCATCCTCGTCGTCTGGATCATCCTGATCATCGCCTTGACTATCGCCCTCGCCGCCATCACTATCTCCGCTATCTTCGCCGGCAAAGAACTGGAGATCCAGCTTGTTCAGCAATAGCCCCTCCGCTGTTTGGGCAGCAGGCACCCGAAATAAAGTAACGATCGATTCGATCCATGATTTCAATAGTGCATTCATTGTGCGTCCTCCTCTGCTCTTAGGCTGCAGGCGCCACGTCTCGTGATTGTTCTTTAAGGCCTGCAATTACGGAAAAAAGGCCATGAAAAAAGCACCCCAAAAGGGATGCTCTATGGCTACTGATTAAATTTACTTAGAAGCTACAAAAGTTACCTTCTCAATTTCGCTTTTCTTTACGGTCCTTTGAGGATAGATGCCTTCATCATCAGCAACATCGCCTTCAATAAGATAGGCAGTTTCAGAAGCATTCGGATAAATCTCTAGGACCGTTCCTTCAAAACCATCTTTAGTTTTTATCCCATCAAATTCTTTAATTTTCATTCATCCTTTGCCTCTTTTCCGCTTGGCCTTTTTCTTATCAATAACATATGCTGACGTTAACCGTGTTTCTTTTTTTACCTTATCATCAATCCACGCCGTCAACACAGGTGCTGTACGACCATTCGGACCTTTTAAATCCATAATTGCTTCATACAAATCGCCCTGACTGTTTTTCCCTCGATACTTAGCTCTCGTATAAGGCAAATGAGCCTTAATATTTTCAATTAATTCCATCTTGTTACTTAAATTATACCCCAGAACGCGATTAAATGTCTCCGCTTTTTCCTTGCCCTTAGACGTTTTGTCAAGAATATAATGATCAAATTTGGCATCCGGAAGGACTGCCTTCTCATACCCCGGAACATGCGACATCATTCGCACAGTCGACTTTGTTTGCATGATGCTACGGTATTCTTGCTGCAACGTTTGAAACTTTGCTGTGTTCTGCCGCTTCATCCGGCGGAATGCGCCGAGCGTCTTCGGAGCTCGATCTCCGAACACCATTTGGTAATTCGCATATTGCTTCTTTTCGGCGTTGGCCTGCCGCCGGATAGCTTGTTCGTGATCATAGGCGTGTACTTGTGCCGAGGATCGAGTGTCTCGGTTAGGATCGAAGGAGCTCCATTTTCTCAACTCAGATTGGATATCGTTGTCTGAATGGAATTCAGCAACATATGGCGATACCGTATGACGGCAGCTAATTGAGGTGATATGGGGGCAACATCCCCGCACCTGACGGGAATCCCTCTATATCACCATTCAAGCTCACCACCTTACCACCATAGCCCGCGCACACATGGCATGTCGGCTGATGCTCGTCCACTTTGACCAGCCGTACATCGTTTTCAAGATATCGGTTCACCGCGCCTTGCGTGTTCGCCACGCGCGTCTTCGTGCGGACGACAGTCGCCGAGTAGAAATCCAGCGGCAATCGCTTATTGTCGCTCGTGATGAATGCGGTCAGTCCGTTCTCGGCAAATGACTTGGCCACTCGCACCTGCGTCACCCGCCGGGGATCGCCGACGATCAATCCATTTGCAATATCTTGCTTCACTTGGGCAAGTGTCTGCTGAATGTTCGACTGTGCGCTCCGCTTTGCCGTCCGGATCGCTGCTGATAAATCCATCAGCGTGTCATCTACGATATTCTGCACAGCTTCCAGATGAATCGGCCCCTGAAATTTCTTCTTAACCTTCCCATTATTGGTGAGCGCTGATTCTCGCTTAATGGATACCCCCGCGTCAATAAGTAGCTTTGTTCCCTGGTCAACACCACCAAAATAAGCCTGCATAATCTGCTCCGGGATAACATCTGTAATTGTCTGATTCAGTTGATTAAGAGCCTCCATGATCGAACTAATCAGATCAAGAACATTCGCGTCCTCCTGAAGATCTGGAGTTTCGCTTATTTTGGTAAGAATGTCTGAAACAACAAACGAGAAATAATCAATCAGCTTGTCAGGAGACATTTTACGTCACCTGTTCTCCCGATTTTTTACGCAATGCCTTATATATAGACATTCCAAGTTCTTTAATTGCTTTGCTCGCTTCCTCAGAGTGTGTCTGAGTACAATCTGCTAGAATTTGAGCAGCTTCCTGTACTGTCATGATCCATCATCTCCTTCCTTCTCAATTGGCTCCCCATTCTCGTCCCGGTTATCCATGAGATTACTCAGATTTGAACGGGCTCGGGCCAATGTCATGCTGTCGTCGCCTTGTTTCTCCTCTTCGATCTGCTGGACCTCATCCCTAATCCAGTTCTCACTCGAATTAGGATTAATGCTACGAACCAGCGTCTCAAGCGATGATCCGCCTCCTGTGTGGGCCGCCACGGCTTGCGTGATGAGTTCCGTTTTCGTAACTGGGAACATGCCTTGCAGTTCAATTTCTGGTTGTTCCACCTGAATCGAAGGATCATCCTGATTTGCGAGCCACAAACAATTTTCAAATAACTGCTTGAGGAAATAGACGTACTCTTTCTGAATCCGCTCCGACTTGCACAGCGAAACAAACAAATCGTAGTATTTTGCCACTCCGGACTGTGGTGCCGTTCCGTCATTAAACAAGTCGAGCGCCTTCTCAGACGTCTGCGTCTCAGCAAGCATTTGCCGTTCCAGATTCTTCACCCAATCAATGTCCCCGATTTTCGACGTATCGACCTGAATGACTTCTATCGCCTTGCCGTTTTGATCAAATGTGACGACTTCAAGGTCACGATGATCAATCTTGCCTTCGTTACCCTCGCCATATCGCTCGACCGCTTTATTCTGCAGCTCGTTCATAATGCCCTGTGTAACAGCCAACCGCGGTTTCCCATTACGCTGATAAACGATTGCATTCCGTGTCAGTGCCCAGTTGATTTCGTCCTGCTTGCCAGCTTGGCCACGGAGACAGCTCACACCGAGAGGATGCATGATCGTTTTCTCATTCGGCCAATAGACAATGAACGGCCGTGTCCGGCCCGGGTAGAAGTTTTCTAATTCGTCCATCTCAAGCAGCTCTTTAGTCGCTTCCTCGTCGGCGGGTTCGAGTCGACCGGCAATCGCCTGTGTGTAGTGCTCCGTGCTTGCCGAGTCATAGCCGCCGGCCGCTTTCTTTTCGTCCTCAATACCGAGTGTGTTGATCTTATAGAGCCTGTTTGTCGCTCGTAACCCGTCTTCCTCAACACGTTCCCGGTACACATGCAGATAGAAATTCGCACCGATCTTCCGCTGATAAGCCAGGTCAGCACCTAATCCGTCCTCGTGGGGGAAATAGACGTCCCTTTGCTTCGTGTCAATTCTCAGCCCGCGCTCGTCATTCCAGACCACACCAACAAGCCCGCCATCGACCTGCTGCTGGACGATGTTTGACCAGTGTTCCATCTGCAAGTGACTATTCTTCTCAATCTGGTCAATCAGTTGCTGCTGCGGATTCGTATCGTCCTGTTGACCGGTCGGCGCCTCCACTTGATCGGAAGTCTGACCAGATCCGTCATCACTGATCGATGTTGACACCTTGCCGATACTACGTGAGACAAGCATCGCCGGAATTTCCGGAATCAGTTTCGAGATATTCGCAATAATGTACGGCGTTTGCACATTCTGCGCGTAGCGTCGTCCGCGCATGATCTGATCAACAATGTCGCCTTCGTCAATCAGCTGCTTTGCTCGTGGAAACAGCTTCGCATGGTTTCCTTCGTACAGGTCGCGGTAGAACCAGACGTTGCCGTGGAATCGCTCAACAACGCCCGAAGACCATTGCGTCCAATCAATCGCTGCCATCTGATCGCCTCCTTTCGCGCAAAATAGAAGCGCCTCAATTGGCGCCTGTGCTTGCAAGATATTCCTTTTTGAGTTGATCCATCCGTTCCGCGATCTTGCCTGGAATTTTGATATGCTGCCCAACAATATTTTTAATATAGCCTCCGTTCAATGACTCGTATTCCTTCTCCATCGCTTCAAGATGGCTTCGATCTCCGTTCGGCGCGTTGGCTTTTTGGATTTGACTCAGCAAGTACCGGCGCCTGCTTTGCATTCGCTGCGTCTCTCGGTCGGTCACATATGCAATGTATTCATGCTTGCAATGTGGGCATTGAAAGAAGCCGACAACATATTGATGAACCTTTCGGGTTCGCTGTTTGATCTCAAATTGCTTATGGCAGAAATTGCATTCGACTTGCATGGTTAATCAGCACCTTTGCATTCTCTCAATGTACCAACAAGAGCCTGAGAAATTAGATCAATCGCTTGTTCTTCCGCCTCGTTTTCATTTTCGATATGAAGCGGGGCAAAGTGTAAATGCAACAGTTCGTGTACGAGGCACCATTCCATGTCCTGAGGGAATATCTCGTTTGGCTGATAGTCGCAATGATCGAGGACATTTATGACCGCCATTTTCTTGAGTAAATTGTAATTACATTCTCCTTGGCAATCTTGGCCCATCATATCCATCTGCCTAACTATCCTGGCGTCAATCAGCCAGTCTTGCAGCCGCAACCGCTTCTGCCAATAGCTCAATTTCTCTTGTAACTGTTTATTATTTAAAATGACTTCTTGCATTTGATTACCACCCGGATCGACTGCTGATGACCGCTTTCGGCCGGAAGAGTACGGTTTGGACGAAGTACCTGATCCCATCTTGCGTGTGGTCAAATTGCTTGACAGGCTTGTCCTCACCCCGCTCCGCCGCCTTCTCATCCCAAACGTATGATGAGAACTCTTTGAACGTATTCTTGCAGCAGTCGTTGAATTTAATTAATCCCTGGTTCAGTGCAACCGATGTATTCTCAATCCCGGTCAGCACATTATTTTCGGCCTTGATGACGTAATAGCGGGCCCGGTTCAGTTCTTCAATGAAACTTGTGGCTGACGGATCGACGATCACGCCGCGCAGGCGCCGCTTGCCGACGAAGTCCTTGAAGTCCTGCATATATTCGCTATTCGTCTTCTGCCGGTCCTTATCGCGCCCGCTATAATAGTATTCCTTGATCATGTACCACACATGGTCGCAATAGCCCCACAGTTCGTAGACCATCGGGTTCTGCATGCCGTAATCGACCGACACATAATACTGCGCGTAGTGCCGATCCTTGATCGGAACAACGTGCTTCTCACGGCTGAACATGTCATAGACAAGGCCCTCGGCAAGGACCCATTCGCCGGCCACGTACCGCCGATAAAACACACCCGAATACATCCGCTGGTAGCGCTGCTTGATCTGCTCCGATAGCGACAAGTTATCATCCATGGTGAAATGCAAATGCACCATGTTCTTTTCTTTCAACTGGTCGATGAAGTTGAGCTTGAACCAGTGATAAGGGCCTTCTGGGTTGCAGTTGAACCATAGTTTCGAACCGTCGACGGAGCACCGAGCCATTGCCTGATTGGCAAAGGATTCCGGCATCAGCGCCACTTCATCAAAGAACATCGCTGCAAGCGTAATACCTTGAATCAGGTCCTGTGAGCTTTCATCCTTGCCGCCGAAGATGTAAAAGTAATTCGCCTGGCCGTGAAAACTGATTGTTAGCAGATTGTCTGCTCGATGATCTTTGACTCGGTAGCCACAGCTTTTAAGCATCCGCTTGAGTGGCGAGACGACGTTGCGGCGGAACGAGCCAATCGTCTTACCTGCCATGCCGAGATTCTCGTCGCTGAACGTCTCCATCGCCCACATCACATAAGATAGCGCCATGACGGTCGTCTTACCTGAGCGGACGGAGCCGTCGCAGATAATACCGTCCTTATCTTTCACCGGCGAATTCGGCAACCACCACGTCAGGACTTGCAGCTGTTTGTGTGAGAACGGCTTGAACTTGAACGGCGCCGGTTTAAGTTTCATTGGAATCACCGTCCTTGCTCTCGCCATTTTTCCATGCGTTGGCCGCCTTGGCCTTCAACGCCTCTAAGAATCCGTCAGATTCATAGTCACCCTGATCGTCTCCTTTGATTCGTGTGGTGTCGGCTTTGACTTTCGCGATTTGCGCTCGCATTAATTCGACGCGGGCGCGGCGCTCATCGTGTTCTGCAGCAATGGCAAGGAACTGCTTGATTAGATTCCGCAGTTCGGCCATGGCCTTCGATTGAGCCATTAAAAAATTCGCCTGTTTATCCCAGGCGAACTGAATGTAAAAGCTCTCTTGATCTGTTGACGAAGATGTCGTTGTTGCCTTAGTCCGTTTCTCCGACGAACTATGCATGTACATATTGGTTACCTTTGTCGTATCCTCATGATCCTGTACCATCATGATCTTCTGTGCCCTTATAATTGCTGTGTACTGGATCATAATCTGATCCCACAGCATATCGGCCGGTGTCTCGGTGCTGACCTGCTGCATGATCTCGACGGATTCGGCCGGCAAGTACTTGGCGAAGAAGCCAAACTTTGTGGCGTTCTGATTGCCGGCAGGAGCGCCATGACCGGCTGCATTTTGATTGCCAGGTTGCCCGCCCGGGTGACCGCGTGAACGTTTAAGAGCGCTCCTTTTCGATTTAGGAGCGCTCCCTTTCAAATCGTTATCCCATTTATCCTGTGCCTTCCACTTTCGGACGGTGCTCGGGGTGACTTTCATTTGTTCAGCAAGATCAACAAGTTTCATTTCTCCGTGGCTTTTTAGCCAGATTGACTTCGCTTGATCTCGTCGTGGATCTCTTGGCCGTGGCACTACATCTCACCCACCTCCGTATAGCAATTGCCTTTTTTAAAAAAATCACAAGAACTTTGTTCATTTATTTACACGTATAATAATACGTGTTATTATAATAATTGAGGAGGGAATAATATTGAAATCCTATTCCTCAAGGGAAGTGCTGAAAATCCTACGAAAAGACGGATGGTACATAGTCAACTATACCGGGGATCATTGTCAACTAAAGCACCCGACTAAGAAAGGTCGCGTCACGCTGACACATCCCAGAAAAGATATACCAACCGGAACTTTAAAGGGGATTTCAGCACAATCAGGGGTTCATTTCGAATGAACCCCCTTCCCTATATTTTTCAAAGGAGTTGTGAATCATGAAAGACAGATACATTTTTCCGGCCATTTTCGATTTTGCTTCTGATGGAATCTCGATTTTCTTCCCCGACCTTCCCGGATGCCTGCCGTCTGCCAACAATACTGCTGAGGCGTTTAAAAACGCCCGTGAGGCGATGGCATTGCACCTTTACGGTATGGAAGAGGACCATGAGCCCGTCCCGGATCCTACGGACATCCGAAAGATCAAGGCCAAAGGTAATCAGACTGTGACCCTTATCGAAGCATGGATGCCACCTTATCGAAGCGAGATAAAAAAACAGGCCGTCAAAAAGACTTTGACAATCCCTAAATGGCTTGACGATGTAGCAAAAGAAAATAAAATCAATTATTCCCATATCCTTCAGGATGCTTTAAAAGATCGTTTGGGAATCGGGCGTCCGTAAAGGGCGTGTTTTTTATTGCATGCTACATGAATGACATCCACCTCCGGATTGAGATTCGTTTGTTTTGAGGAAAAGAAAAAGCACCGCTGTGGGTGCTATTATTACTGCAAGTATCCTATAGGTTTTTTGGGTTCTTCCTTGTTTTTTCTTGGTAATGGCTTCAACAAAAAATTCAGCTGGCTTGGATGTTGAATGAGTTCAACCGGTTTATCCTCATTAGGAATTAATCCAGTAATACCAATCAACCGATCTCCTCTAACTCCTATCGCAAGCACATAAATAGTGATTTCTTTCCCGAAAGACGTTAATGCCATTCCAACTACATTTTCTTCACCTAATTGTTTATTATATTGATCAATCTCTTTTCTAAGATCATCAACAATTGTGCCCGCGTCGTCTTTCCATTTGAAATTGTAATTTGGAAGGTTCATCATCCTATTAACTCATCCCCATTCTGCAGAATACCTATATATTTTACTATATTCTACAAAATAGGATAAAATTCCTGCATAAAATTAATTCTTCTGCAAGACTTTCCATGCTGGAACCCATAAACGAAATTCATGCATTAGTTCAGTAAACCATTCTTTATCCCGTGTTTGAAGAGCTAGATCAATTAAACTACCTATGTCGTCAGGTGATAACCCCGCATAATTATGTGCACAGATTTTGTTGTAATCAATGATTAGACACTGTGTTCGTCCGTGGCTTTCGCTTTTGGTAACTTTAACAGTGCATCTTTCTCTTATAGAATCGTCATGAATGATATAACCAATGATTTTATCTCTTTCATATGCCACACCAACCCAATCACCAATTTTTATTTTCATAACCGAACACCTGCTTTTTTTATACTTTTGCCATTGGATAAGCAGTATAATCAATTCAGAAGGAGGTGATACCAATGGCCTATGAAATTGTAGCGATTCATCTTGATAATAACTTTTCACAATCCACAGAGAACATTTCAAAAGTTAAGCTCGCAGACGGAACGACTGAAACAAAACAGCAGGTTGTTAATTACATCGACAAGAAATATGAATACTACTATACAACCTCTACAAACACCCGCGCAGATGTCGAATCTGTTCATCCCAACTACAGAGAACCATACATCAGGACAAAAGGAAATCAGACGACAAGAGATAATTTATTGAGTTTACCTCGTTTCTAAAATATGTTTCTTTTTCTTTTTGACCTGTTGCCGCAGGTCTTTTTTTATTTATATTTCTTAGACTGCAAAAAAGCACCCTCTCGGATGCCTTTCACTCAAATTCAATTAAGCACCAACGGTGCGCAACGTCTTCTGTTCTGGACGAGGTTTTCTCAACTCCCCGACCTGCCTTCCATGGTACAAGCATATCACGATTTTGCAATCCGAAAGTGTACTCTTGGTGTACACTTAATTTTTCCGAATACGCTGTGATGCTCGACGGTAGACCTGATTGCTCACCCGCGAGCTGACTCGCTTCATCCAATCATAGCTATATCCTAGTTCGTCCGAAATTTCCAGCAGCGACTTCCCCCGCATTTGCAGACACGCGACTTTGTAATCAATGCCTTCAAGCTCACTTATACTTTTTTCGAGTCGTGCTTTTACATATTCTTTATCGTCTAAGATTTTATACAATGGATTGAGCACTGCATCGATTTTATATATCTTCTTCAATGCCCGGTCGAATGGCATCGGTGCTTTATGCGGATTTGTTCCCATTTTCCAATAATACTTACGCTCGATTTCTAGCTGATGAATCCGCAGATAGAGGCAGTCGATCTCGCCACATAGATCGTGATACATGCGCAGTGGAAGTAGTTCGGTCGCTTCGGTCACGTTCATCGCCCCTTCCGCCGCAGCGCGTGATTATGCCGTTCCAGCACTTGCCCGTGGATGCCCATCAGTGCTTCAATGTCCCGGTGCGTCAACTCAGGTTTTCGCTTATGCTGTTTCCGTTTTTTCATATTGGGCTTTGATGGCATGATGAGCACCCCTCTCACAAAATAAAAAGAGGACGCAGAAACAACGGCGTAAACCGTCATTTCAACGTCCTCCAGATGACTGGTAGAACAAATCAATATTGTTTTATTAATTTCCTCTTTTTTCTGCCTCCAATGGTTTTATATTCAAAATAAACATATTTCTGATCTGCCATCTTTTCAATTTCTCGGCCAGCAGAAAAGTTAAGTCTATATTTGATAATCTTTTTAGGCACTAAATTCAATATTTGCAATTCATCAGTAATATACATACCAGCTGATCTTCGTCCTGTGCTTGTATCTCTTGGGATATCGCTGACTATTTTCCGTTTATTTTTATCATATACTGATATATGAATATCTCTTAAAGATTTTGGAACATCTGATGCATTATAAAATTCCAAAGCTAAGTAGCATTCAGCCCATTTAGCTTCAGAAAAATTATTAACCTGACTTTGACCGCCCATTTGATCACGTTTAAAAAGCTTTATTTCAATATCGCTTTGTGGAATGATAGATATTTTGCCTATACCTTTCAAAATGTGGGAAACGACTAATGTCGCTATACTCGATAATATAGCAATTATTCCTCCTTGAAAGATCTGCAAAATATCTATAAATGATTTCAAAATTCCTCCCCCTCGTCCCACTTGACTCGTTTCACCTTACCCTGATGCGTCACAATCGTCGTCTCGCCAAAATCTGGCAACCGTGTTATTTTTGCTTTTCCATCGCCAATAATTACCACTTCATTTTTCATATTCATTATATCAAGTTCAAGCCGCATTGTGGCCGGATCTATCTTCATTTCTTTTAATCGCATCGGAATCCCTCCGTATGGTAAAATAATCATATCGGATGGTCGGGAGAGATCCCGATTTTTTATTTAATGTCGCGACGACGGTTAACTTATAGACCATCGTCGCGATCACAATTCATGACAGTCCAAGTTCAGGCAAATGCTCCGTCTATCAGCAATATGCCATTTTCGTTTTCTTTAAATTCTGCTTCTACAGCCGCATCGCTCAGGTTTTCAATCCGGTTTCTCAGCACTTCTGCAAATTTTCTCAACGCATAGTTCCGTGGTACTTCACTCATTTTGTCTAAATCCGGTTCATAAGCTACATATTTCATATAATCTTTCACCGCATCCGCTTTTGTCTTTGCCGAAATTAATCCATAATACGGTTCGCTGAATTCAAAATAGCGCATGATCGTCACTCCTTCTTTTGCTTCAAAACAGCGATTCCTGATAGCATCCTGTCACCGCGTCTCTTACGCTTTTTTGACTTCCTTCCACCCGTCCCTGATCCTTGATCCTTGCCTTGAGATCGTGCCGCTGCAGCGGTTCATATCTCCATACTGGCCATCTATTTTCATAACGCTTGAGCAGTATCCATCGACGACGGCTCATGTTGCCACCAGCTCGTCCAGCGGAACTACCTTCACTTCAACTCGCGGTTGATCCGAATAGAATTTTGCCACCTGCAGACTCACTACTTGCTTGTCATCTTGCCAGATAATCCCCGTCATCGCGTCCATAATGCCCTTCGCGACGTTGTCCACATCCGGCTTCTTAATCGGCCGCAACGTACCAGTGAGAGCTGCTGCTTTCTTTTTCTTGCTCATCGACTTTAGCAGTGGCCGATAGATTAATAGCTTCAGATTGACCGGTCCTTCAATCAGCTTTATTGGCCGGTTCTGGCTGGCCATCAGCTTGACATACTTTTTATACTCCCGGCTGTCCGGGGGATCATACGCCTGCGTAAACTTGCCACGGCGTGCGAACCGAGGCCGTCCTTGAGCGACCGGCTCGCCGTAGATCGTAAACTCAATCACCAGTGATACGCCTTCTTTGACTTCGGCTTTTCCTCGGGATGCATTAGGACCCCTGGCAATCCATATTTTCGTCTGACTTCATCGAGTGGGAGAAAATATCGTTTAATCTTGCTACCATATATTCCCGTCGGCATCGGCTTCGGATCACGCCGTTTCCGCTGACTGTTTTGGAAATTCTGGTGATAATCAATCTTCGGCGTCCGGCAGGCTTGCTCGGCCGACCAGCCGCTGATGCGGATGCGGCGCTCTATGCCTGCTCTGCTCAATCCGTTTGCGTTCGCGGCCGCCAGCAGCTCGCCGTCGATGCGGTGGCCGAGCACGTTAAAGGGTTCTTTAATCATTCTGATCGCTCCTCTCAAATTGAATTCAGATATTGATCCAGCCATTTTGCGCGTTTTTGCGCTTCCTCCGGATTCTGTGGAGGTTTCGGTTGCTTTTCTTTGCCACCTATCCATGCAGGAATAACCTCTCTGTGTATAGATGACTGCCCAACTGTTTTTTTCTGCCGCTCCGCTTGGTGGCTCTTTTGCTCCTCAGCCACGTCATCAAGCGTCTTGATTCCCTTTGCCGCCCAATTATTTAGAATGCCAACAGCGTACCCGTATGACTTACCAATGCTTGCGGCCATTTTAAATGCTTTACAAATTACAGCGTCTTCTAAGCCGTCCTGCTCCAAGTAGACGGTGATGTTCCGACACTGAACGGCGTTGAGCTGACTGCCAAAGCATTGATAATATTCATCGAACCAGTGCTCACGACTAACTGCATGTTGTTGTTTCGTTTCTTCTCGTTTAGTTTCACTAACAACTAATGGGGAAACCAAGCGGGAAGCATTGTGGGAAACGTTGTGGGAAACATTGTCGGAAGCAGAGCGGGAATCTATTGCAGGCAATGATTTCTCGGAAACTTTGTAGGCAATCATTGCCGACAAGTCTTTCAGTTCATACACCGCTGACTTACTTCCATTGCGAGATTTAAAATCAATGTATCCCTTTAATTTCAACTCATTTCGAGCGTTAGTCACTGTTCTATCGGAAAGGCCTGTCTTAATGCATAGCACCGATCGAGCCACCCCAAATACTTTGGGCCATCCGGCCTTATTGTTTACGTTCGCCAGGGCGTGCCATAAAGCAATTGCCGATGTGCTCAATTGATTTGTTTCGAGCCGATCATAGAATGCATTAATCAACTTAATGTAATTCAAGGCCTCACCTCCTCAGTATCTCTGCTTCATCAACTATAAATTAGCTCACCAACTTCGATCGTTTTCATCAGTTGCTTGGTTCGCCGGCAGTAATCGCATTTTTCACACCGTCGCGGCTCTTCTTCTCCGGATTTAACGGCTAAGATTCGACTAATATGCGATTGAACGTATTCCAGTTCAAAATCCATCCGTTCCGGATCGATAGCAATCACCGCCACGTTCGGCGGCGATTCCTTACTTACAGCGACAATGTAAGGTGTGTAATCTTCATCGGTTACCTCTCTCAACACTCGCCGATAGACAGCCATTTGAAGCACATAACCCCAGTGCTCCACGAATGAGCACCATCCGTCATATTTTTCATCCCAAAATCGCTTGTGAATGTCCTGGCAGGTTTTGATGTCTCCAAAGCGGTGTGCCTGATGATTGATACTATCCGTCCGTATCTTCCAATCAGCGCCCCACAAGTGAGCCGTGAAAATCTGCTCTTTTTCACCTTCGAGAGCCATCATCGCAAGCTTTTGTTTTCTAATTGCCTGAATCATCGCTTCAGCCTGCTCAAATTCGGAATACATGCCGCCGCGTTTTTTGAAGACTAAATCATGATTTTCGTCGATAAAGTTTTGGTGAGCTTTGACGCCCTCAAACGCTGAATGAACAAATGTCCCAGCAAGCATGGCATTGGTCTCAGGGAATGCGTAATCTCCGCTGAGATAGCCGATTGTAGCCGCTTCGCACCGATTAAACGAATGGAATTGTGATACTGAAAGATAATTTTGATCGGCCTCAATCGAATGGTAATTCTCCCTGTTCAGGCTCAGAAGTTTCTTTTCCGGTCTTGTTTCCGCTTGGCTTAGCATCCTTCTTCTCCTTTCCTTTTTCTGCTTTGTCGAAATCGTCTACCAGATCGTTTTTTGGATGATTTTTTTTCTTCTCATCTGATTTCTTATCGTCGAACCAATCGTTGAGATGGCTCATTCCGTCTTTAAGTAAATTAAAAATGTTCCCGGCATTAATCAAATCGTATTCATTAAAAGATGATGCCTTATAGCCGAATCGCTCTTCAATCTGATCTTGCGTCACGCCAAATTTGTTTTTAAAAGCCGCCAACATTTCGCTAACTCGATCTTTTAACGGTTTATCAGACTTGCCAGCGAGCGTTTCATAGCATTGCTCAACAGCCTTTTCAATGATGTCTCCGGGGATGATGCCTAAGATACAAGCTCGTTCTCGGCGAGCCGCTAAATTTGCGACATGCTCATAAATATCACGTTCATCTGTTAACTTCTTGATTTTTCCATGTGATTTATAAGAATGGGCCATCGTAAAAAGCTTGGTTTGCCGCGTATTCGTTTCAAGGTCCCAAGCGTAAGCGAGTACCTTTGATTCACCCTCGGTCTGTTCCAACTCTTTCACGCCAAAGTCAATATTCCCCCAATTCTGTGCTGCCACTTCTGCAAGCCGAATGGATGGCCCTTGAACCACTGAACCGCCTTTTGGATATTGGTAGATAGCCGTTTTAGCCAAAGACGGGCGCTTGCAGGCATCTAAAATTCGTCGCTCCGATTCAAATGGATTGCGAGGAAACTGTTTCGCCATAAAAATTTGTGCTTTAACTTCTTCCATTTCTCGGCTGCTCGTCGACTGTACTACGACCCCGCCCTGCTGACGGGCCAAATAGGATTGCTCAAGCTCATTTGTAGCCATTTGATAAACTCCCTCCTACCCTGATATAATCAGGATGTGAATTGATTTGTTGTTAGTGAGACCGCCCGATTCGCGGTCTCTTTTCGTTTGACCATTTCAGCAAAAGACCGATGCAAGCTATCTAGTTGACTGTCTATACCGTTGATCTTCTCCGCCAGATCGTCCCGTCGTTCCTCAACATCCATGAGTTCGAGATGTAACGGTAAAAGAGCCTTCTGTAGCTTAACGATATCGGCAATTATCTGATCCATCGTTATCGTCATCACCCTCTTTTTCATCTCATCACTGGGAAAAGCTCATCATTGATGTCCTCGATTTCCGCATTGACGCTATCGATCTGCTCTTCCAGATCGGCGCGCTGCCGAAATAGTTCTTCCTGGCGTTCCATCAGCTCGTCCTTGCTTGCCGGTGCTGGTTCTTCCCGGTCTGTATGCATTGCCTGCTGCCTCCTCGCTCAATTCTTCAAATAAACCTTGATGGCATCATCCAACGTGTTTTCATCCATGATTGAAAACATTGCTTGCAGCAGCTGTTCGGTTTGCTCTTCCGTGTAGCCCAGCCGATCAGCGGCAAGAATCGCGTAGCCGAAGCAAGCATAATTGCTCCAAGCTTGGCCATCGTCCATACTGATCACCTTCTCTCTGGCGTTCGCCGCGCCGCTGGGCCGGCAAGAAAACTGAGGGGGAAAACTTGTCGGCTCAGCGCCGAGGAGAACTCCTCTGACGCTTCCTTACGCATCCATTCCGTGATAGAATGAATGTATCGAATGATTCACTTTACCGAGCTCCGGCGCCCACCGGGGCTTTTCTCATGTGCTTGAGTGCGACCCGCATCTCGGCGATCTCCGCGGCCGCCCAACGATCCAAGCTCACGATCCTGTGTTGCTTAGCCACCGCCCGAATGTGCTCCAGCTCGCCGATCCGTTCCAGTACGTCTGTCATCTGCGTCTCACCTCCACCCGGCGAATGTCGTAGCCCATCGCCTGGAGCGCGGCCATCAGCCGTTGTGTATCCTTCCAAGTCTGTGCCTCGTCGATCATCTGCTTCACGTCTTCCAAGTCCCGCAGCTCTTCCTCCACACAGCCGATTGCATCTTCGATCCGGCCGTTCTGGATGTTCAGGCATACCCGCTCATGCATCTGCTCGAAGCGCTCGATTCGGTCAATCACCCGGCGCAGATCCTTGTCCATCACCTGCGAAGCCAGCTCATCCGTTAAGAGGTCCATCCGAGTGCACGCTCCTTTTCGATTTTGACGAATTGATCCACACTGTCGACCGCGACTCGGTCCACAATTGCTTCGCTCATCCAGCGATTTTGAATCTCCGCCCAACGAATGCTCCAATTCTTCTCGATGGATAGCAGCACACATTCAGAGGATTGATACGTATCGTCGATCTGGCCGGCGTCCTCAATGATTCGGTTAATCTGCGCCTTACCGAAATGTTGCCCCGGCCGCATGTCCTTGCTCATTTGCAGCAATCGTTGTGCCGCCTGAATGCCTTTCTGCGCCTGATCAATGTAGTTAACCAGTTGCTGCTCCAACTTTGCAATCAGCCGCGGATCCGTCGGTATCCGAGTCACGCCGAAAATGTGCATCACCGCCTGCCTTGCCATCTCATCTTCACAGGCATCACACCAATCAAGCGCTTCATTTAGACTGATGCGGCTGAAATTGCCTTCGATACTCGTCATCCGTTTTACTGTCATGCCGAGTTGTTCCGATAATTCGGCTTTCGTCCGCATGTTCTCATTGACACTGCACTCTCTGGCCGTCTTTAAAATCTCTCCTAAAGAGCTTGGCCGATAGACCAAGGCCGGCCCTGACTTGTTCGACATTGTGTTCGCCTCTCATAAGACCGATATTTTTTATAAAATAAAATTAGTAAATGGATCGTAACTTGATCTTCCCGACGATTTCCTGATGCTCGTCCAGAAAGTGGAAAAACGGATCGCGCGGAAATCTTCCTTTTATCAGCGTGCTTTTCGTGAAACCCGGTAGACTGGCGATTCGATCGACGGTCGGCAGGCTGGCCTGCAATTCGTGCGCCAGGTGCTTTCGAGTCAATAGCGCCGGCAGATCATATCTATCGCGGCCGTCCTGAACGCCCTGCTCGTAGGCCTGGCGAAACAAGCTGCGAATGTAGGCCATCATATCGGTTGTGAGGTCGTCAGGCGCAAGGGATACTGTGGCTTTAGCCATTGTTGTCGCCCCCTTCTATATGCGTTTGAGAGTGATAAGACATTGCAGGATTTCCTTTGCCTTGTCCGTAAAGCCGTTGACTGAAAGCTCCTGATTGGCTTGCGATGTCAAGTTCGAGATCAGCTGTTTCTCGGAGATCGTGTCAATGTCGGCATAGGAACCGGGATGCTGCATTTCGTAGTCGCCAATAATCAGCCTCCTTTCTGCGTTAGGCTCAGGCGATCCGCCTTGGAACGAACGCATCAACATACCGAATAGCGTCCTGCAATTCCCGCCGTAGGATGTCCTTGTAGCTACCAACGGCGAAGCGATCTTTTAGCTCCCGGTAGATCTCGTGGAACAGCTGTGAGCGCCGCGCCTGATCATCCGGTTCCAAATCGTAAACCCTGCGGGCGACCGCTTTCTGCAGTCGACGTTGCTCGCCATGATCGAGCGTGATCTGCCGTTCGACCTTGTCGTCGACCTGAGTGATCAGTTTCCGGATCTGGTGCTGTTCTGCTTTGATCGCCTGATTGTCTTCCACTAGGTCAGCCGTCGTCCTAAGTACCGTAACGAGTGCTTGATTTTTGGACAAAGGAACAACTTTGGACTGGCCAGTTCTTAGTCGTTCAAGAAGGTCGTACACCCAGTCGTAAAACTCGTCCGCTTTGGGCTGCTGACTCCAACGGCATATCTCGTAGATACCCTTTGAAGAGTAAACGAATGTTTCTCTCGTCTTACCGTCAACCGTTACCGTTGCAGTAACCCTTGAAAATCGGTCAAGACGATCTTTGTGAGAAGCATGGAGTTTTGCGATCGCAACCTTTGGATCTGAATATGAAAGTGCTTCACCAATCTGTTGCCTAGTCATGAAGAAATCCTTGTCGTTCTTGTAGATGTTGCAAACAATGCTGCCAAATTTAGTTGATTTTATTAAGTGAATGTCTGACATGGTGTCTCTCCTTTCCGATCCTTGAAAACCTAATATCTTCTGCCTGCCTCTGTTAAAATGGAAATGTCTGGGGAGACGAAATCTATTTTAAAAGAGGGTAGTAATTTTGAAACTCAATCACGACTGCGTTAGAGACTTGCTTTTGGCAATTGAGAGCTTTGATTCAATGACCGCCTGGTATTCTGTCCCATCAATCGTTGAGAATAAGTTTAAGAACAAATACTCACTCGAGGAAGTTTGCTATACCGTCCTCTGCTTAAAAGAAGCAGGGTATATCGAAGCTCAATGCACGCTTGATATCGGCGCTTACTCAGTTCGACGATTGACTTGGTCTGGGCACGAATTTCTTGATAACATCCGCGACGCAAAACCTTGGGCAGCCGCAAAAAAAGAAAGCTGCTGAATTTACAAGTGTGTCAGTATCTATGCTTGCTGATCTAGCCAAGGATTTTATTAAGAACAAGCTTGGTCTTTGAATGCTAAAAGTTTAAATTCCACACCGTTGATCAACATGAAAAAATCGCTTATCTCGTTGGGATGAAATTGTTCGGCGTAACTATAAACACTCACTGCAGAGCAATTTGAAAATTCGCGATTCCCATCGAATAGCCGATTTCCATCCTTGTCTTTTTTGAAAAGGATTAGAGAGCCATTTTGATGTGTAGGGATTGGCGACTTTTTTTCCCCAATTAGTCGAATGATGGTGTCCAGTTTTGTAAGGACAGCATCTTCGAAAGAAAGCTTTGCCAACTAGATCGCCTCCTTGGCTTTATTGTTTTTAAGACTCGATTTGTGTCTACTGTGACTAAAAAAAATATCGTCTACTGTTGTTCCGTAGTAGTCGGCTATTCTTTTGGCCAACCCCAGCGACGGGTTACGCTCCCCACGTTCGATAGCGCCAAGCATTTGGGGAGTAATTCCGATATCCCTCGCTATACGCGGCCTTGAATTGCCATTGCGGAATTCCATCAACTTTTTACGAACAGCCATTGTCTCGCCACCTTCCTAGAAACATTTTGTTTCTTTATATTTCTATCATATAGACACATATCGTTTCTGTCAAGCAATTTTAGAAACTTTTTGAGTCCATAATAGACCAGAAACTATTTGTTTCCTATAATAATCTTAAAGGATGTGATGCTGTGTTTTCTAAGAGACTTGTTGAGCTAAGAAAAGAGAAAAAAATGAGCCAATATGAAATAGCAGACCGCTTAGGATTTTCAAGAGGTCAATATGCAAACTATGAGCAGGGTACAAGAGAACCTGACTTCAGTACATTACAAAAAATAGCTGATTACTTTAATGTATCAACTGATTATTTATTAGGAAGAACAGATGACCCTGGGACTAAGGATGGCAATGATAAAGGCGAGATGTACTTCTTGGATAAAGAAAATGTTACTCCGGAGGAAGCTAAAGAAGCTTTGGCTTATATTAAGGCAAGGCGGATGCTCAAAGAGCAAGACAAAAAGAAACAATAATATGTAATACCGTGTAAAGTAAAAATATGCATAATAATAGAGACATAAGATATTTTGTAGGGGGTAATGGAGACAATGGGAATTCTCTGGTCAATCATTACTTTGCTATCAGTTATCGGAATCTTCGCAGGATTAACAATGCTATTCGTTCACCGGAAAAATGATCAGCAAAAACGACAATCGAAAATCATCTTTTTCGGAAGCATCATCGCCCTATTCGCCAGCGGATTCATTTTTTCAAACATTGATCAAGCCGATGCGAATAAAACTAGGATCAATCATAATGAAATTACATATCAACAGCTGAATAGAGAAGTCAGTAAACTACAGGATCAAAAGGAATCATTGAGCACTGAGATTAGCGATTTGAAAGACGATCACCATACTTTTGCAGCACATCTGATGAATAACAAGGCCTGAACCGTTGATACTCGTAACGATTTCGGCTTTTTTTATTTTACTTTTTGGTCGTATTATTGTTGTGTAACGTTATTATATGTGAGACAATATTAGTTATCACACGGGGTTTACCTAGGGAGAATGT